TGAAAATTCGATTCATCATTTTGATACTTACCGATGAAGCAAATTCAGGCAAAAATTCACAGGATTTTTACCAAGCAAAATCGGTATTTATAACCGAAGCAATTTTTCTAATGAAACGGAAAAATAAAATGCGGTTTTTCGCAATACATTTTCCACAGGAATTGTTGATTCAATTCGAAAGTGGTTTGCAATGATAATTTGTTTTAAAAGAATCTGCAACCAAGTTAATAAATCATAGAAAATGAGGATTTTTGATTGTAAACCCGAAAGCAGGGTGCAATCCATCACTTGTAGACTGCAATGTAAAAAATGATGCTATTTGGGAAAAATTCTGATTTTTGAGGGTCGGTTTAAGACGAAGATGTTATACCAATCTGTTTATTCTAGGCAAAACAGGGGCAAAATCGTTTACATTCGACCGATTGCAAATTGCCCAAACAGAAAAGTGCAACATCTTCAGTCTTTTACCCGCAATCATTGTTTAACCTGTGCTAGAGACGATTAAATCTCAAGCAATAGGGATTCAAATCCAAAAAGTTTTCTCCTCCTAAACATCCTCGCAAGGTGGTTATAACCCATTTTCATCAGTTTGAGGGTCAATTTGGTCTTCTGTAAAAAATGCAATCTTCAAACAAGTTATGGATTGACATCATTTTTCTCCCATAAACCACCCTCAAACTCATTTTTTCATTTTCCAAGGCAATTACCCATCTGATGCACCAAAACATCCTCAAACATCATTTGTGGGTCTTGAATTTTATGCAGATTTGACAATCAAAATCACCTGCATATTTTCAATTGATTTTGATGCATGGAAATTGATTCAAATCCTGATGCGGATTTTGGCAACCAATTTGGGTTGCAATATTGATACCTTTTTGAACTTTGGATTGATGCGGATTTTAAGCATCAAAAAAGGGTGCTTATGCACCCTGCCACAACAGCAAATCAAAAATCTGTATTCTAGGTGTAATAATAGATTCTTTAATATATGTCTTTTATATCTTATATTGAAATCTTATTATTACACTTAAAATACACTTTTCCTGTTGCTGATTGAACCACCCTGCTTTAATGCAATGTCGGTGGGAAATAGAACCTCTTTTGAACATCGGAAATCTTATCATCATTGACCTCTTTTGCAAACAGTCGCAATAGGTCATTGATTGAAGTCAAATTGCGAGTATAAAAGATGAAATTATACCAAAGCAAATAATTGTTCAGATACTTGGATGCGACACCGTAAAAACGGTGCATCCACATTTTCAACGAAGCATGATAATGGTTGATTCTTTGGATATTGAATTCTCCAGTCCTTGCTTCCGTCTTATCCCCCTTGAATTGCAATAAGTTCACATCATTGTCTTCCGCAAAAACTCTATATGCACGATGTTTGTCGGAACACAATAAAGCATTCTTGTCGAGGGTTTCATCAAAAGTCCTGTGGAGTGACTGATAGGTTACAGTATTGATGTTTGTTGCCCTCGAAAGAGATGTCTTGTCTTTGCTTACACCGCAACAGACACAAACATGTTCCTTCATCGCATTCCTTTTTGACAAGGGGTGTTTCTTGCGGTATTCCCTTCTCTCTTCAACATTTCTCCCATAAAAAAGGATGTGATTCTTTGCGTTTCCCTTGAATGAAATCTTGAAAAAGGTTTCATCTGCTTCCACAACACCCTTGAGTTTTACATCCTTGTTAGGATGTTCCAAAAGGTCGAGAATTCGATGCCTCCACCTGAAAGAAGTCCTGATGCTAATTCCACATCTTGATGCTGATTTTCTGATTGTCAAACCGAGCATCAAACAGTCGAGATATTCTCTTAATTGCCAAACATCCAAATGCGTCCTGTAAAATGTACTTCTGCATGTTGAAATGAATGTCTTTCCACAGTCTTTGCAACGGTATCTTTGGTGTTCCCCAACTTTGCCGTATTTGACGGTATGTGTGCAACCGCAATGTACACAGACATCCTCTTGGAATCTGGTGTCCTGAATCAGTTTTTCAACATCATAGATTTCAGGTTCTTTCTCTTTCTTTCTGCGGACTGAAGTCAGACGATTGAGAAGTACCTGTTTTTCGTTGGTTGTGAGTTCCTGAACCAATTGTTCAATGAGTGATAAATCTTTCATAAGTTACCTCTTTTGTTATTGAACAAAAATAAACCAATTTCATAGAAGAAATTATGTTGTATGTAATGAAATGGAATAAATACTTATTGGAAGGTTGAAATTATGAAAAAACAGGAAATCAAAGATTCTTATAAAGATGATTTCAAATGTGTAATTGCATTGTTAAAAGATTTGAATGAGAAATTGAATCATGTTGCAGATTTATTCGAGCAATATGCAAGAGAAAGACGAGGAGGATTCTAAAATGGCACAATGGTCACATTTACCGAATTCGGAGGAAATTCAGAATTCCAAAATGGTTGATGGAAGAAAACTCAAAAAGAACATTCCTACCCCCAATAGCAGGATGAAAATGGATATCATTGATTGGTTGATGAAGACAATCAAGGAACCAAGTCTTTGTGATGATTCTGTCAATTCCAAAATTTGTATTGCAGTCCTTAATTTCCACTTGAATCCGCATCTTTGCAAAGATGGAGTCGATTCTTTGACCAAGTTCGAAAGATTTTGCTTCTACATCAAGGAATATTTGCCTTTGCAGTTCTCGTATGTATCACTTTGCCCAAATCCGAATATCAAAAGTCTTTCGGAAGCATACAAGCAGAAACTCTATGAATTCAATCTTTGGTTCGACAAGATGCGTTTCAAGATTGAAAACTTGCTTGCGGAAACATACATAAAGAAGGGTCAGTTGCGACATCTTGAAGTCCTCAAAAGACGATATAAGCAGACATGGAGTGAAAGCAAGGTCGTTGACTTGACTGCCGATCAAAACTTGAAGGTTGATTCAGATTCCAAGATTGAATTGACAATCAAGGATGCATAACGATGAAATATGAAATCAAGTTGCTTCCTGTCCAAAGGAAACTCTATGAATCGAAAAAGAGTATAGCAGGGATTTATTCTCGGTCGTGCAGTTGGTAAGACCTTCATTATTTCATGGTTGGTCGCAATTGCTCTCCTGAATGGAGAAAAAGTCCTTGCGTTCAGTCAAACATACAAGTCACTTTCACAAAACCTTTTTGATGAAATATTAAAGAGGTTTGAAGACCTTCATTTGAACCCTCAATACAACAAGGGTTCAATGACCATTTCCTTCGGGAATGGGATTGTCTATGGGTACAGTTACGAAAACTGCGAATCTTGTCGTGGTTTGACCGAATGCAAGTTGCTTGTCCTTGACGAACTTGCCCTTGCCCCTGCCGACATTCTCGCAATTGCTGGACCCTGTTGCCGAGGAAATTTCGTTCCAAAGATTCGATTCTGTTCAACACCGAGAAAAGGAAGTGTTTGGGATAAGTGGGTAAAAGACGGTATCGCAAGTGGAGTCATTGATGTCTTTACGGCAAAAATGGCAGACAACACCTTCTTATCTAAAGAATCCCTTGAACTGTCAATGAACGCAATCACCGATGATGCGATGCGAAGACAGGAAATCTATGGAGAGATTCTCGATGCCTATGATGACAGTTGTATTCTGAAGGAACTCGACTTTCCCTTATCACTCATCGACAACAGTCATAATTACCCCATCAAGATAGGTATTGACGGGTCAGGACAAGGAAGGGATAAGTCCGTCATTTGCATTCGCAAGGGCAATAAGATTGTGGACATTTCCAAGTATGACAAACTCGACCCATTCGAGTGTTCATCAATACTCAAAAAGAAACTCCATGAAAACGGGTTCACATCCGATGATGTCCTTGAAATCAATATCGACATGGGTTATGGAGAAGGATATTACGCAGTTCTGCGAAGGGAATACGATAATGTGAGTCTTATTCCCTTTGCAAGCAGGGCAAAGAATGAATCCTACTCAAACAAAAGGGCAGAAATGTATTTCAACCTTGCAAAAGCAATCAGGAATGGTCTTTTTGTCGATGATTTGGAATTAAGAGAGGAATTGCTTAATACGAGATATATGCTTGACAAGAATGACAAGTATTTACTCATGCCAAAATCGGAAATAAAGTTGATTATCAACCGTTCCCCCGATACTGCGGATGCAGTCGCATTGACCTATTGCGATGAAGATGTCCTTTACGAGAAAAAGACAAGCATCAAAGAAAACCGAATGTATGCCTATTCAGTACTTGGCAATGTCAATGACTGAAATAAATAAAATGAAGGAAAGTAATGGTCACTTTCCTTCATTTTCGTAAGACCACAATGAAGGAGAAGGTCTATGGCATATTTGGATAAGGTCATGGATGACATTAAATCCGATGAAAATACAAATTCAGAAGAAGTCGGGCAGGAAACCCCAAATACACAAGAGAATGTGAATAAGGACGAATCACAGGATGCTCAACCGATCGAGGAAAAAACAAGGGTTGACAAATCAAAGATAAGTGATGTCGATAAAGCAACCTATTCACTCAAGAAACAGATGGCAAAGCAGAAAGCAAGATATGAATCGCAACTTTCTGAAAGACAAAAGGAATTCGATGAACTCAAGACAAGACTTGAAAGACTCGAAAATCCGCAGGGAAACACTCCAAAACAAAGAGACTCGTTCAAGACAGACGATGAATACATTGATTACATTGTCCAGAGCAGAATGGACAAGATTCTTTCCGAAAAGGACAAGGAATACGCAAAACAGAGAAAGAGTGAAGAAGAAAACTTCAAGAGGTCTTTAGAAATAAGTGAAAGAATCGAGAAATGCTTCCCGACAGAAAAGGAACGAAATGATTATGTCGATGTCGTTCAGAGTGCATTTGACAATGGTTTGGAAGAGTTGATGGACAAGGAACAGTTCGTTTCGCAGTACATTCAGAGTTCTCCCAATGGTCCTCGATTGCTCTATGACTTGGCAACAAAACCCGAATTGGTCAAGACAATCTTTTCACAGGGAGACCCATTGAGCAGAATCTTGGAAATCAAACTCTATGAAAAGGAACTTGGTAAAGGTAAGCAAGAAGCAAAAGCACCTACCGCAAATGTCGATGTAAGCAAGGTTATTGGAAAACCCGGACTTTCAACGGGAAAGAATACAACCGATTTGTTTACGAATCCCGATGAATTGAGAAATTTCATTCGTCGAAGATGATGAATTATAAATACAAGGGATTTGGCAGAAGTTGCTTCTCTGCCAATATCCAACTCTTTAATTGGCAGAAGTAAAGAACCAATTTTTCCATCCCATCAAAGATGGGGAAAAGTTCGAAGAATTGCAAACTTCGGACTCACTGAATGGACAGTGAATTGAAGAAAAATCGATTGAGTAAATCATATTCACACATTTATAAAGAGGAAAAAATGGCAAACGAATTTTCTAACAACAAGAAAACACGAATGATTCAGGCAGTCGTAGAGGATAATATGGATTATGTGAAAAAGTCCAAGTCCTACCTGTCCGAAGAAGAACGAAAGTCAAAGAAGTATCGGTAACACATATACCGTTTACATTCCCGATGCAGGCAAGGTCGTAGATGGTCTTGAAGCAAATCCTGATTCCATTACAGAAGTGGAGATGGAAATTGAATGCAAGAACAAGAATACCTCTGTTGAAATTGATGCTTGGGATGAGTTGAACAATATTGAGGATTTTAAGAAAGAAATCGCAATTCCTCGTGGTACAAAGTTGGCACAGGAAGTACAGAAGGATGTTATCGATTCAACAATCTTCAATGCAGTTCAGGCAACCGTATCCGAATCCGCAAACTTTGCAGGTCTTTCCGAAGCAAGCAATAAGTTGATGGAACTTTCCGTTGGTGGAACGAAGGTGTTCTTCAATTCTCCAACCGTGAACGGAAAGATTGCTGCGGGTGGTCTCGCAAACTTCATTCCTGATTCTATCCAAAAGGAAATCTACGGCAGAAATTATTTGGGTGAATACGCAAATGCTTCACAGGTCACTCTCCCAGGTCTTCCTGTCGTGAAGGCAGGGGCATCCGCATGTACAATCACAGGAACTGCTGTAAGTGGCACAGATGATTTCAGTTCTGTCGTTATCGGTTATAAACCAATCGATACCGTTGTATGTGCCGGTGGCAAGAAGGGTGAAGCATTCACCGTTGATGGTTTGAAGGTTGTCGATGTTAATGGAATGCCGACCGATCAGGATTACACCGTCATTCTCACATCCGATGCAAATGCATCAAATGAATGTTCCATTGCACCAATTCGTGCGACTTTGCATGATACTGTAAGTGGCAAGAAGTTTGACAATTACGGAAATCCGAATGCGTGGTTTGACAGTTCCTTCACGGGTTTCGATGCAACACCTGTATTGACCTCGGGAGCATCATATTATGTTGGTGTATGTCGTGAAGACGATGCTCTTGCTTTTGATACTTATCGTTTTGCAGACTTGCCAGGTTCTGAAAATGAAACCGTGACAGTCGATGGTGTAAGTGTCAAGATGAGTAAGTTCGGTGACGGTAAGAATATGCAGTCACTTGTAAGACTTGATTTGCCGTATGCAGCAGGTGTACCTGATGCTCGCAGACAGTCTCTCTTGTACATCAAGAAATAAACAATTTGTTTTCTCCTAAATGAGATTGGCAGGGTTTCAAAACCCTGCCAATTTTGCTTTTGAATAAATACATTGAGGTAATGCAAATGGCAATAAATGTAAATGACTTGATTCAAAATGCTTTTACAAGATGTGGTCTTGTTGGAGACGGACAAGCAGTTAACGGAACAAGGGCAACAACAGGTCTTAACGAATTGAAAGACTTGATTTCGGTATTGAACACACAAGAATATATTGCCGATAATATCCGTGTATATGATGTGAATGCACGGACAAACAATCACAATAGGCAATTCCGAATCGTTTGATATAAGAATCAATAATGTTCCAAGAACGATTAAAGCAGTCGGTCGAAAGGTTGGAAACCGATATGTGCATCTTTTCAAATCAAATCTTGAAACAATCCTTGCTTGCGGAAACAAATCTTTGTCAACCCAGTACACCTACAATGTCACTTTTGATGAAAAGGCAATCAAGGACAAGTCATTGAAACCAAGTGCCCGTCAATTTGATTCCTATGACGAGTTTCCTGACCCAACCTATGTCATCAACGGATATTATGCATGGGCAATTGACACAGATACAATTTATCGATGTACCCAAGTTGGGCAATATGATTTTGCGTGGGTTGAACAATCGACCTATCAGAATCCCATTTGGAGAAATAACAACCTTTATGAATACGAATATGGGGTTTTGAAGGGTGTTATAACCTTTGATTCCCAAAGGGTGCATGATTATAAGGTCTGTTTCATTGAAGACATTCAGGACATTGATTTGACATCCGTCTTGCAGTTGCAGGATATGTACAGAAGTCTTCTTCTCACAGGATTGTCCTACCGACTCGCAATAAGATACAAGTTGAGTGAATGGGTAAATGTTTTTAAGGAAGATTTTGAGGAACAGAAAGACCTGATAAAGAGGGTCAATAATTCCAATAGACCGATTGTGTGGAGTCATCTTGGAGAGTCCTATCTTGATGATTATTACAACGGACTGAATGGAAATGGATGGTAAGCATGAGCAAGGTCAATGTGGTTTCAAATTTGATAGGTGGACAGACCAAGGCAAAGTTCCCTTCACAAATGGGGTCTGCTCTGTCCGTCAATATGTACACCGAAACGAACGGAAAGATAACCTACCAAAAGAGCATCCCTCGGAATCAAATGGTTGATGCAGATTGCGGACAGTTCCGAAGGTTGTCAAGGTTCATTTGTCGCATCGGTAGGACTTGATTCTAACAGGAATGTTCCTGATGCATTTTTCGTTGTCAATTCAAAAGTCTTCAGAATCGATTACAGGTGGGAATCACATGAGGTTGGTTCAATTGCAACAGGTTCACATCCCACATTTGCTGAAACAGGTGGAGAAAGACCCCTTCTCCTTATTGCCGATGGTTTCAATCTTTGGTATTATGATTTGAAGAATGGTGGTTCACTTCGTTCTATCGGTTTGCCAAATAAAATCAATCAAGAATCGGTTGCTATCAAACCCGCAAGTGTTCAGGTTGTCGCAGGTTCAATAATCGTTAACGATGTCGGTTCAGGTTATGCCTATTACTCAATTCCTTATCCTCTTTCAAAAACAACAAGAAAGGTTTTAAGGATTGTCGATGGTCAAGTACAATATGATGGTCTAAACCCTATCTATGATAATGTAGATTCCGATCAATGGGTTTTCCGTGACGATTATGGTGTTGTGCAATACAAGAATGGAGAATCCAACAGTGATTCAATCAATGGACTTTATGCAATTGGTCCAAACTTGATTGTTTTCGGTCCAAAATCAGTTGAGTTTTGGCAGAGAGGTTCGGCAGAATACGAAACATGGACGAGAACATCGTACACATTCAATAGAGAGATTGGTCTGGATGCGACGAACTCAATTTCATCCGTGAACAATGTCGTGTGTTTTGTTTCAAACGGCATGAATTCAGGAAGGGCAATTTTCGCAATTGACGGAACTGAATTTTCAAAAATAAGTGACACTTGGTTGGATGACATCTTGGACAAATCCGACACCGACAACATCATTGGTTTTTCATATTCCCGTTCGAACCATTCATTTTATGGAATCTACATTCCAAATGCAGAGGGTAAAAGAGACAGAACATTTGTTTACGACATCGTGACAAAGGAATGGTCTGAAAGAAGTTCAAGAAATCCAAAGACAGGCAAAGACCATGCTTGGAATCTTGTTTATCCTGTTTGGTTCAATAACAAGACCGTATTTGGACACCTGAAAGATGGTGAACTTGTTTATTTGGATGATACTCATTTTAGGGAAGAATTGAACGAAACGACATCCGTTCCTTTAATCAGAATCAGGCAGACTCCTGTCATTCTTAACAATTATCAAAACTTCACACTTGATGAAGTGGGTGTTGAAATGAATTGCGGAACGATTGACGATTATGAAGTTTCTCCCAAAGTTCAACTTGAAGTGAGTGAAGATGGTGGGTACACCTACGGAAACACAGTCTTGGAGGAATGCGGAAAGACGGGTCAATACTTTTACCGAGTAAGATTCCTAAATCTTGGAATGCAAAGACTTTGTGTAATCAAGTTGACTTTCAGTGAAGACATGGATTTGACTCTGACGAATTCATCCATCAGGGTTACACCTCTAACATTCAGTATATAGGTTTGTAATGAAACGAAATGTGGAGATAAATGGAACATCACCAATGAATGATGTGCTTGGGGCAATTACGGGTCCCTGGTCTTGTGACACCATAAATGGATGGAATGTCCTATGGTTGAGTGAACGATGTTCTTTTTGGAGTATTTGGGCAGAAAAGGGCAAATACCAACTTCCCAAAAGGGTTGACAAAACATTGGTATGCAAGACATACAACCAAGACGGAACTTTGGGATTCTCTTTCTTGCGAATCGGAGATACATCGATTCAGTTTCCCAAGAATTGCTATGCGGAAGTCACTGTCTTTAAGACTGCGGAAAAAGATAAATAATCAAGGAGGGTAAAAATGTTTGAATCAATGGCAAACTTCTTCGGTTTCGGAAATTCCGATCAGGTCGATGAAGCACAAAAATACATTTCACAGAATAAAGAACTTTGGAATGACAATTACAAGGAAAATCAGGATATCCTAAAAAAATATCTTAATGCGACAACAGGTCTGCATGACGATACATTGAAGTCTCAATACGATAAGGCAAAGTACGACTTTGCTAATCAGGGAACATACAAACCATCGACATTTCGGATATGACAAGACTGTAGAAGACTTTGCAAGTCCTGCAACCGCAATGAGGGTGCAGAACGCAATGAATGCCATTGAAAATTCAAGGGCAAATGCCGGTGATATGTTTTCATCCGACCATTTGAATGCACTTAATGCAAAAGCACAGGCAATCGCATCGGAAGAATATGAAAAAGCATTTGACCGATACAACGCAGACAGAACAAGAACCCTTAATGAATGGAATGCGAACAACGAAGAAAAGAAAAATGCTTACGCATCGCAGAATGACATTTACAAGACCATGATGAACCAACTTGCAAATGATTACAACACCGACACAACAAACTTGATGAATTCCTTAAGTGATTATTATGGTGGTCTCGTCAATGCAAACAACGCATATACAAACGGTCTTGCGAATATGAACACATCTCTAGGCAATGCTTCATTGTCCGAAAACAATGGTGTTGCGGACATGCTCAACTTTGCTCTCAACGCATTCAATTCAATCATGGCAGGATAAGGAGTAGATTATGCAACCAAATAAAATTCAGTTCGATACGAATGCACTTGCAAGACATCAGCAAACAGGTAATAACATCAGGTCAATGCTCGATGTACTTGCTCAAATTCAAAATGAAGATGACGATATTGAAAATGATGTTGAGAGTGCAGAAATCGAAGAATCAAATGACAATACATTTGATTTTTCTGAACCAAAGACCGTAACGACAAAACCCACTCCTGCACCAAATCGAATTGCCTTTGATTACAATGCACTTGACAACCATAGACAAAATGGGTTAAAGGGAACAATTAAAAATATGATTTCAAATTTCATTGGTGGATTGGTTGCTCTCTAATTTTAAGGTGGTAAGAACATGGCATTAAACATTCAATGGAATTTTCCACAGGTTGCCGATTTTTCAGGAATCTTGAAAAGCAATTTGGAAAACAAGCAAAAGGCATACGATGAACTCGCAAGAAATCTCGGAAGTTCAATCCAAACCACCCATGATTACCTTCTTGACAGGGAATTGGCAAACCTAATCGAGAATTATGACGGTCAGGCAAACAAAGAAGACCTTGAAAATCAAATTGCCGCAAATAGGGCAAGACGAATCAAGAAGGACGAGTCCCCACTCATTCAATGGAGATGGCAGAACGAAAGGATGGATGCGAAAAACAACGCAATCCAACAGAGAAACAATGCGGATGCAGA